AGATACGTCAATGATTATCTCATTACGAACGGAGGACGAACAAGATAGAGTTACATGTGAATTTCAAATAACTAATGGTAATTTAATACAATCAAGATATTTTTCAAATGCAACACCACCAAAACAATTTGAATATATTATAGAATCTGTTACAGATTTAGTTAGATTACATGCAAGATTTGGAACACTTAATTGGTTAAAGAAAGAAAGAGTTCCAATTAAAATAAATGGTGTAGAAATACCACCTGAAAAAAGGGAACCAAGAAGGTTATTAGATATTTTAGATTTAGATGATGCGGAACCTCTACCATTTTTTTAACTACACATTTTCATTAAATCCATATATATTATTATATGGATTTATTATTTTCGTACTCCCAACAAAAGAAGGATAAGAATAGAAAGAGAGATGAGTCTATTAGTGAATGTTTATTGAGATTACATAAACATAATGACGAATTAACCTATGAGGGTATATTTGATTTTGACTACGATAGATACGGTACACCAAGACACGTAACATTTGAACATAATTTAATTGTTAATCTAATTACAGGTGATGTTTCAGTAAAGTATAAGATTAAAAATAATTTAAACATTGATGAAAAAATGTTTAGAAGTACTGACCAAGACAAAAAGAATGATTTTAAATTATTATTTGATTTAGTTGAGAATGGTATTGCTCGTGGAGAAAAACGTAGAGGTTATTGGGGAGTTAAGTATGAAAGATCAGTTGATAAAATATGCGACATCTTTGTCCAACAAATACAACCAAAATTTAAATCACAATTTCTTAAGGATAAAGATTATAAATTAAAACCTTTCTATAATACTATCTATGATATGTTAGTTGATTATCATTTAGATATAAAAGGTATTAAAGGACATAACGCGGTATATTATGATATTCAAAATGACTACCCCAAAAAGAAATGGTTAGAAAAAAATGATTATAAATTTTTACCGTCGGTTTTAGATTACTACGGAATTAAATCAAAATACTTGATAAAAGAACTAAGTCAAAACGTTAGACAAATTCAAATATCTACATTAAATTATTTCTGTAAATTATTCGGTGATAATCACGTTGAATACTTAAAGAAATTTATTTGGGAAATACATTGTTATGATACCCCACCCAACAAAAAAATACATTATTTAAAGAATGAATCTGAAAAAGATTTTTTAGTTAAAGTGATTAATGATTGGGAAATAGACACAATTAAAACAGATTCGTTAATTTATACATTAAATAAGTTATTTTCAATTAGAGATTTGTTAGAACAAAGAGGAGTTAATCTTAAATTTAAGGCAAAAAACGATGTTGAATTTGATAATATTATGGAGACATGGTCAGGATTAAAATTACATTTCGCACGTGGATATAAAGTAAGATATCTTATACCTGAAGATTTTGTGAAAGAAATGGAAGAAGATATTGTGATTGATGAATTAGTATTTAAACCCAAATTATTATTAACCGAAGATGATTTTAGAATTGAAGGATTTAATATGAAAAATTGTATGTCTAAACAATTCGCACACGGAGTCATTTATATATTTGCATCATTACAATACAAAAGGAAAAGAATTAACTTACAATACAGAAAAGGTAATCTAATACAGTCCTATGGTAAGGCTAATACACCGGTTATTGAGATATTTGAAGAGGCCACCAATATTTTAACTTCAAGGTTCAAGAAGTATCCAACAATAGAGTGGAAAAAAGACAAATATGATTTCATAACTTATTGATAATCAATGTATTTTTTTAATAAAATATTTTTTGGTATTTCATAATAAATTCTTATTTTTGTTATGAACTAAACTAAATCAAATGAAATATCTATCAGTTTGTAGTGGTATTGAATCCGCTACAGTTGCGTGGGAACCACTTGGTTGGGAATGTGTTGGTCTGTGTGACTTCGCATTGTTTCCACAAAAAGTATTATCCCATCATTACCCAAATACAACATTATTTACTGACATTACTAAACTAACCCAACATGAAAAGTACAAAAAAATTAAATTCGACTTATTGGTCGGCGGAACGCCTTGTCAATCTTTTTCCGATGCAGGACTCAACAAAGGAATGGATGACATCCGTGGTAGAATCTCCCTTGAATATGCAAGAATTCTTAAAGACAAACGACCTAAGTGGTTCATTTGGGAAAATGTCGAAGGGGTTTTTAAAAAGCAACACAAAAAAGCCTTATGTGAAATCATCTCCTCTTTCACTGGTGTTGACTTCAAACCAAAAGGTCTCGACAAGCAAGGGATTGTACAAGGGGAAGAATACTCAATTGCTTATAGGGTTCTCGACAGCCAATACTTCGGAGTTCCCCAACGACGCAAAAGAATCTACATTGTTGGATATCGTGGAAAAAACTGGAAAATCCCATTCTCAGTATTATTTGAGCAAGGATGTTTTGAAAGCGTTAAAGAAAAGAATAAAAGCAAGAGGGATGAGTACACCAAAAATATTCTCGGAGAAATTAAACTCGCTGGTACAATAACAAAATCATATGGTCAAACTCAAACAGATGGTATGGGTCCCGTATCAACATCTAATTTTTGGGTTGATGACAATGGTATAAGATGTTTTACTGAAAGAGAATTAGAAAGATTACAGGGGTTCCCTGATGGATATTTGGATTTTGAGGTTGATGGTAAGAAACCTGGTTATTCTGCGGTAAAAGGAGCACTTGGTAATTCAATGACTGTCAATGTAATGTATTGGATAGGACAGCGAATTGACTTTATTGACGATTACATTGAGAATAAAAAGATTTTGAAATCTAAGAAAATTTAATTATATTACAATATGCAAGAAAAAGAATCAAACACATCGACACATTTTTGGATTAGTTTAGTTAAATCTTTTTTTAGAATTTGTGCTGGTGTCGCTTTAGTTGACGGGTCTTTAATGGATGCTGGTGGTTTATTAATAATAGCCGAAGCACTCGGAATTGCTGAAGAAATATTTTAATTATGGTATTTGAAACAAACAATATTAAGATTTCCTATGAACCACATTTAGATGGTGGAGGTACAACATTTGGTATAAATGCTTTGGATAGTGAAAATGTAAAAAAATTCATTAAGAAAGGCAAAGTTATGGAGATGTGTTCAGGTCCTGGATTTATGGGGTTTCATTTACTTGGACAAGGGTATTGTGATGAGTTATATTTGGTTGACATCAATATAGAAAATCTTAAACACATAAATGAAACAATTAGATTAAATAATTCAAGTAATGTTAAATTTATTGAATCAAATGGGTTTAATGAATTAGTTTGCGAACTAAATATTAACACCATCATTAGTAATCCACCACATTTTAAAACACTAAGACCCGAGGGTTATAGATTTGATAATGAAAAATTGTTATCGTTAGATGAGAACATGAATTTTCATAAGGAATTTTTTAAAAATGTAAGAAAACATTTAAGTAAAGATGGGTTTATAATTCTTGTTGAAAATTGTGATGGCGTAACAGAAGAAGATATTAGAGAACTAATAAAAGGTGATTTTAAAGTTGAATATGTGGAATACGACGATTATGGATGGAAAGGTAAATCAAAATTTTACACAATTGTCCTGTCATGAACCATTACCAAACAATAGCATTTGCAAACAAATTATATTATGAAAATATGAAAACATTTAAAGATTTGGTATTTGAACCACATCCATCAGGACATGGAGTTCAATCTAGAATAAGTTTCAAAAATGGTCACGGACTTAGTGTTGTTAAGGGACACATCTTTATCGGAGACAATGATTTATTTGAGATGGCAGAACTATTCAATGATGAATTGGTAAGTGGAACATCAATAATGGAAGTTACTGAAGAACAGATAACAGAAAAATTAATTGAACTACAAGAATTATAATATGGAAAACGAAACAAAATTTAGAGCGGGAATTGTAATGTCTTTGTTAGGTTTGGTTATAATGACATTTGAATATTTTGAAAAAGATAGGGTTTATCAAGAACTCATAGTATCGTCATTGAAACAAATTGACAGTTTGAAGGAAGAAATAGATTTTAAAGACAATCAAATTGGACTACGTGATATGATAATTGAAGAAGTGAAAATAAAAAATCCATTAATGATAGATGATGTTCTAAAAAATACCGAAGGGTTAACGTATGAAAAATAAAGAAAGTGAAATATTTTTAGGTGCAGGTAATAACATGTCAATGAAATCGTCTAGATTGGTGACCACTTATCAAGTACTTTATTTAACTACCCCCAAAGATGGAACCATATCAATGAGTATTAAGATTGAGGCGGATTTTGATACCATACCCGAAGAATACCAAGAGGTGTTTATGAATATGATATCTGTAAAATATTTGAATAGGGTTTCATTTGGTGATAACCCATTCTCACAATGTTTACCAGCCCCTAAAAAACGTTGGTGGCAGATTTGGAAAAACTAAACTAAAAAGATATGATTTACTTTATTATTGGTATTATTGGAACTACCCTTTGGATGGCTTACGAAATGTATACCGCTCCATATATGGATGATGACGGTAGAATAACTAAACCAGGTAATAAACTATCAGATTTATTTAAAAAGAAAATATGATATTTATCATATAAACAACTAATATGGCATATTCAGATAAAGTGTTGGATCATTATTCTAACCCCAAGAACGTAGGAACGTTAGATAAATCCAAATCAAACGTAGGTACTGGATTGGTTGGTGCTCCCGAGTGTGGTGATGTAATGAGATTACAAATTGAAGTAATAGATAATATTATTGTTGATGCTAAATTCAAAACCTTTGGATGTGGTTCAGCAATTGCGTCATCATCGGTTGCAACCGAATGGTTAAAAGGAAAGAGTGTTGATGAGGCATTGACAATTGATAATATGGATTTAGTTGAGGAGTTAAATCTTCCACCAGTTAAAATTCACTGTTCAGTTTTAGCGGAGGACGCTATCAAATCTGCAATAAACGATTACAGGAAGAAACAAGGATTAGAGGAAATAATCTTTGACGCCTCCCACGTATAAAAATTATAATTAAGATGGTTACAGTTTCAGAAAAAGCACTTAATCATGTTGTTGAGTTAATGATGGAAAAAGGAATAACACCTGACACTCATTATCTTCGTGTTGGAGTTAAGGGAGGTGGTTGTAGTGGATTATCTTACGCAATGGACTTTGATGACAAAATAACAGATATGGATGAAGTCGTGGATTTAAACGTATTGAGGGTGATTATAGATAAAAAATCACTTTTATATTTATATGGTACCGAATTAGATTACTCTGATGGGTTAAACGGTAGAGGTTTTAATTGGATTAACCCCTCGGCGAGCCGAACTTGCGGATGTGGAGAGTCGTTTGCACTTTAACATTTTTTTTTCTCATTTATTTTTATTATATTATACCTATGAAGGTATTAGAATTATTTGCGGGTAGTCGTTCAGTAGGTAAAATTGCCGAAAAACTTGGTATGGAAGTTTTCTCTTCTGACCTAATTGAATTTGATGGTATTAATTACGCGGTTAGTATATTAGATTTTGATTATAAGAAAGTTCCATTTAAACCAGATGTAATATGGGCGTCACCACCCTGTACTGGTTTTAGTGTTGCTGCAATTGGGCATCATTGGACTGGAGGTAAAGGAGCCTATATCCCTAACACAGACACTGCTCGTTTGGGTATTGAACTTGTAAAGAAAACATTGGAGATTATTGACTACTATAAACCCCAACACTGGTTTATGGAAAACCCACGAGGATTACTTCGTAAAATGGATTTGGTTCAAAATTTGAAACGCCAAACGGTCACTTATTGTCAATATGGTGATGAACGTATGAAACCAACCGACATATGGACTAACAGTGATTTGTGGGTTCCTCGTAAGATGTGTAAGAATGGTGACCCTTGTCACGTTGCGGCACCAAGAGGATCAAGAACTGGCACTCAAGGTAGAGCAAATGCATATGAAAGAAGTAAGATACCTGAAGACCTATGTTACGAAATATTAAAAAGTTGTTTATAAATTAAAAATTAAATAATATGGAAATGTTAATTATAATTGGTTACGTTGCATTTGCAACATTATCCGTTTTTTCGTTAGTAAATATGCTTAGACAAATTAATAAAATTAAAGATGAAAAAAATTAAACACCCATTAGTTAAAGGTGTAGTTAAAGAAATTGTTCCACGGATATATTGTGCACAAGTTGATGATGATTATGATAGAGCCATGTTATTTTGTCGTTATCAAGAGTTCTACGAATCACCATACAAAAAGTTTAGAGGAAAATCATTTACTTGGATGGAGTATATGAAACATTACAAAGAAGCTTGGAAGAAAAGAACATTCACATATCCTGATGATTGGTCGGGTTATAATATTCCTGGTAATGTTATGCAAAGGGCTAATCACATATTTTTTAAAGAAACCGAG